GTAATAAAGAATTATCTTATAGTGAATTCGGTTTAGATAGTCGTTCAAAAGATAAATGTTTTACATACTGTAAGGTGTGCTGTAAAGTTATTTACCAAGAAAACAAAGAGCGTCTACGAGAATCTAGAAAAATATGGAGTAAGACTTATAGAGATAAATCTAAATACCATATTAAATATTACCTCAATAATAAAGAACGTATAAAAGAAAAGAGTAGGACATATGGAAAAGTTAATCGTGATAAAATTAGGGATAAACAAGCTCACAGAAAACAAGAAGCAGTTCTCTTATTAGGTAATAAATGTAATATATGCAGTCAAACAGTACATCCTGCTGCATTTGATTTTCATCACATAAATCCAAATGAAAAGGAAAAGTCTATTAAAGACTTACTAAACTGCTCATGGAGTAGACTTAAAGTTGAACTAGCTAAGTGTGTTCTACTTTGTGCCAACTGTCATAGAGAATATCACTATAATAAGGAGCGCGATGAATTATACGAACCTGTATGGCTTGCCTGAAGCAGTATTCAAAGCTCTTACGAGAGATGAGTACACTAAGGGAGATGGGGATTACAGCGTCACCGAAATTCTACAACCACCGCAGATGGTACAGCTTAAACGCAGACACGCTGATGAACTTACAGAAGATGTAATGGACAATTGCTGGTCAATCTTTGGTCGTGCTGCTCATTCTATTCTGGAAGCACACTCGCCAGAAGAAGCGTTATCAGAGGAGAGATTATACGTAGATTGTCTGGATAGAAAGATAGGTGGGCAGGTTGATAACTACCATGCGGGTACAATAACAGATTATAAAGTGACCTCAGCGTGGACATTAGTATATGGTAGTAGAGTCAAGGAGTGGGAGGAGCAGCTAAATCTTTATGCCTACATATTCCGTCAGAACGGTTATACTGTAGACAGACTACAGATCATAGCTATCCTTAGAGATTGGGATAAGAATAAAGCCCTTGCGTCAGCAACGTATCCACAGACACCTATACAAGTTATTCCTCTGACATTGTGGGATGAAGAGAAACAATTTAATTTCTTACAGGAAAAGATGTTTGTTCATATTGGAGCAGAAGATATACCTGATGAAGACTTGTCTATTGGTTTTCGCTGTATGCCTGATGAAGTGTGGGAACAACCTACAAAATACGCGGTTATGAAAGAGGGAAGAAAGTCAGCAGTACGAGTCTTTGATAGTGGAGGAGACGCAGAAGATTATATTCTTGATAGTTGTCCTGATAATTGGGATAGTGATGGGCACTCCAAGGATATATATCAAGTAGTCAAGCGCCCAGGAAAGAAAACTCGCTGCTCAGATTATTGTTCCGTGCGAGGATTCTGCCAGCAGTATAAAGATTATTTGAAAGGTGAAAGTTAATGTGTAAATCAACTACAGATACATCTACATTTAAGTGCAAGTGTCTTGAAGATGAACTTGATATGATTTCTATATCAGCCAGAGAATATAATTCATTGGTAGCGGACTCTGCATTTCTAGGTTATTTAGAGAGTTGGGGTGTGGATAATTGGTCTGGTTATGAGGAAGCCCATAGAGAATTTAGGGAGAATAAATAATCGACAAACAAGATTTCTATAAAGTCCTCTCTGCGATACGTAGATGTTTCTCTCGCAGTAAAACTCACCGAGAAGTATTGAATATGGCAAAGACAGATGAACTAGGCCCAAAGGGAGGTAAACGATATAGATGTTGTATCTGTGGAGAGTCCTTCGGAATAAAGGAAGTACACGTTGACCATATAGATTGTGTTATTCCTTTAGATAAGACAGCAGAAAGTATGACGTGGGATGAAATTATCAAACGTATCTTCTGTGATATTACTAACTTACAGGTCATTTGTACTGCTGACCATAAAATTAAATCCAAAGAAGAGAACTTGCTTCGCAAGGGAGGCGTAAATCGGAAGACCAAAGGGAAGCAAAAACAAATCACCGACACAAGTCCTACAGATAGTAGAGACAGCAAGAAACCTAAGAGACGTAGAAAGACAGATGAATAGTGATTGGTGTGACAGTGCAGTTAAGTGTAAGGAGGGATACAAGAAAGTATCTGAGATAAAGAAAGTGTTGTATACTTTGCTAGATGAAATGGACGGCACTAAAGCGCCTGATAGGGAGGACTAACCAACGAAAATCTTATGCATACCTGATACTCATATAAAGCCGGGGCAAGACCTCCGGCGTTTTAGAGCATTAGGTAATTATATATGTGAAGAGAAACCAGATGTCATTGTTTCAATGGGAGACTTCCTATCTCTGAATAGTATCTCACATTGGGATTCCAGTAAGAAACTTATGATGGAAGGAAGACGTTATAAGGAAGAGATTGATACAGGTAATCTAGCTTTGAATATGCTAGAGAAACCCATTAAAGAACTACAGGAACAGCAGAAGAACCATAAGGTAAAGCAATATAAACCCAAGAAGGTATTTATTCTTGGTAACCACTGCGCTTGGGTTGATAAGTATGTTGAACAGAACCCTCAATTAGAGGGTCATATTGACCTTGTGGAGGACTTAAAGATACATAAGAGGGGTTGGGATGTTATACCGTACAAAGGTTACTATGAGTGCAATAATATACTGTTTACTCATGTTCCTATCGCCGCTAATCAGCAGCCGGTATCAGGTAAATATGCTCTCCATTCTGCTCTTGCTTTGTCTGCTAAGTCCGTTGTATTTGCTCATACTCATAGGTTGGAGCAAACGAACTTCAAGAGACATGGAACAGATGAACTAATACAAGGATTAACTGTCGGCTGTTTCTTTGAGGGAGAAGATGAATATGCAGAAGGAGGCGCTAATCACTACTGGCGTGGTATCTGCATGTTAAATATATGGCGACAGGGTAGGTTTGATCTGACAACTATATCTTTGGAGAACTTGATAGATGGAATCTAGAGCAGAAGAACTCGCCGCAGCTCATTGGAGTTATATAGCAGCACTGTTAAGCGCACATCAACATCAACCGGAACTTATTGAAATCATAGGCTTCCACTATCGCAGTGCTCTGATACACGGATACAAACATGGTCAGGAGGACAAGTGAAAGCCATCGGAATAATTGGTAGTCGTCATAGAGATTCTGTAGCGGATTACAAGTTGGTAGAAAGTAAGTTCTTTGAACTTTACGAAGAGGGCGATTGGATAGTATCTGGTGGCTGCCCTACTGGTGGTGATAAGTTTGCTAAAGAGATACACCAGAGGTACAAAATCCCCTACCTTGAGTTTCCAGCTAATTGGGATAAGCATGGAAAGGCTGCTGGTTTTGTCCGCAACACAGATATAGCACAATACTCGCACATACTTATTGCTTGTGTTGCAGCCGACAGAACAGGTGGTACAGAGGACACGGTAAAGAAGTTCACAGATAAGTTCTTTAAATCAAAAGAAGATATACATCTAGTATAGGAGCATACATGACAGTAAACGAGTATCAAGATTTCACGAAGACAACCGCAATCTATCCAGAAGATAGAGCAATGGATTATCTAGTAGCAGGTCTATGTTCAGAAGCAGGTGAAGTCGCTGGTAAGTATAAGAAGATTATCAGAGACAAGGATGGAATCATAGACGTACAAGATTCCTACCAGATCGTTTCCGAGCTAGGCGACTGCCTCTACTATATAGCTCGACTAGCGGAAACGATAGGATGGGATATGTCAGACGTAATAGATGTGAACGTCAGTAAGCTGACTGATCGGCAGGAAAGGGATGTATTGAGTGGGAGCGGTGATGGTAGGTGAGTATATAAAAGATAGATATGAACCTTTGGAGGCACTGGAAAAGATAGCGGAGCACCTCACTATTGATGATGTAATTGATATTATTACTGAATATGAGTTGCTCCATGTCTTTGAGTCTGAGATTGAGGAGGATGAAGATCAGTACAACATATTTTAAAACCGAATTTGCGACCGAAATTTTCAGACAAAAATATCAGATGAACAAGGACGAAACTTGGGCTGAGAGATGTAGAATAATAGTCAATGATGTTTGTGGTGATCGAACCCTTACCGCTAAACCACACACTTATCATATAATGTCTAAGACAGATCGTGACCAGCTTGTGCAGTATATGGTTGATATGAAGTTTATTCCCGGTGGGCGTTATGTCTATTACGCAGGGAGGCCAGCCGGCTTCTTTAATAACTGTTTCTGTTTGAAAGCGGAGGAGGATACACGTGAAGAGTGGGCAGCAATTGCACAACGAGCAACTAGCGCTCTCATGTCTGGTGGAGGGATTGGAGTTGATTATTCAATCCTCAGACCTTCTGCTAGAACGCTATCCAGAACAGGTGGCGTCTCTAGTGGACCCATACCTTTTATGCATATCGTTAATGAGATCGGCAGAAATGTTATGCAGGGAGGCTCAAGACGTTCTGCAATCTTCGCTTCGCTCAACTGGCAGCACGATGACATAAGGGATTTTCTGCATAGCAAAGATTGGTCAGAAGAGATGAAACAACTAAAGGCAAAGGATTTTAATTTCCCCTTGCCTTTGGATATGACAAACATCTCAGTTAGTTGGGACACCACATTTGCACAGACTTCTTTAGGTTGCTATGATGGTAGGGCGTCTGGTGCAAACGTGCCAGCTCTGTGGAATGAAGTTGTAGAACAGATGTGCAAGACTGGCGAACCCGGCATGTGTTTCAATTTCTATGAGAATGAAAAGGAGACGTTACGTAATGCCTGCACTGAGTTTACGAGCGAAGATGATTCTGACGTATGTAATCTTGGTTCAATCAATCTTGGCAATATTGAGACTTTGGATGAACTCAAAGATGTGGTGGGGCTTGCAGCGCGGTTTCTCGTATGCGGTACTCTTCGGGGAGAAGTCCCCTACGAAAAGGTCAAGGATGTTCGAGATCGTAATAGGAAAATAGGTCTTGGTCTTATGGGAATCCATGAGTGGTTACTTAAACGAGGATATGCCTACGAGGTAGTTCCTGAACTGAAAGAGTGGTTGGAGGTATATAAAAGTGAATCCGAAAGAGCTGCAAATGAACATTGTGACAGATTCTATCTCTCACATCCGAAGAAATATAGAGCTATTGCGCCAGCAGGAACCCTCTCCATCCTGGCTTCAACTTCGAGTGGTATTGAACCGTTGTTTGCAGTTGCTTACAAAAGGAGGTATCTCGTAGATGGAACAAAGTGGAAGTATCAGTATGTCGTTGACTCTACAGCCAAACGACTTATCGAAGAATATGGAATTAATCCAGAGTCTATTGAGACAAGTTACAGTCTCGCTAGAAACCCTGAACAGAGAATCAAGATGCAACACGGAATTCAATCTTACGTGGACATGGGAATCAGCAGCACCATCAACTTACCAGAGTGGGGCAGTGAGTTCAACAATGAAGATACAACCAGAGACTTGGGTGAAATCATATTAAAGTATTGTTCTGGTCTTAGAGGTATAACATGCTTTCCATCTGGTAGCCGGGGGTTTCAGCCATTGACGGAAGTGCCTTATGAAGAAGCAATACAGAATGCTGGCATAGTATTTGCTGAAGAGAACACCTGTTCAGGAGGCATATGTTCAATATAGACAAGAAGAGATTAGTAGAGCAGATTAAGAAAGAAGAGGGCTTTAGAGCTAAAGCCTATTGGGATGTTAAGAGATGGTCTATTGGGTATGGTACTCTTGCTAAATCCAAAGACGATACCATTACAAAGGAGGAGGCAGAGAAGAGACTTCTAGTTAAAGTTGAAGAAGCTATTAATAGTTTCGAGCAAATATTCAAAGGCCATGAGGCGAAGTTCCTTGGGCCAGAGGGCGCTGTTCGGGCGGAGTGCTTGATCGAGATGATCTACAACATGGGGCCGGGAGTAAAAGGCAAACCCAAACTAGGAGGCTTACAGAGTTTTCAGAATACGTTAGGACATATCTTTGATTATGATGTAGTTGATTGGGCTAGAGTAGGATACAATCTAACTATGTCTAAGTGGTTCCAACAAGTTGGAGGAAGGGCAAAGCGTATTGTAAAGGAGATAACATTAGGACGCAAATAATAGATTGTAGAAATTGTGATAGTATAAAACTATTACAAAATAAACTTAAATCTATTTGGAACTCTGGTTTTCAATTGGGTTTAGGTTCTAATAGGAGTAGTGTAAAGATTGCTGAGAGAGCGTTACAACACGAGCGGGAAGATAGACACGCTGACAACGCGGCCTTCACAGAGGAGATTATGCAGCTAGAGATGCGAATAGTAGAATTGGAAAGGAAGCTC